GTTCGTATATTTCGCTTGAACATTGCTCAACCGATGCGGCGATGTCGAAACACCAGGGCATCCCCAAGCATGTGCGCGCGTTCGATGAAGCGGGCCAAATACCCGAACGGCGCATGAAATGGCTCACGGGTTGGATGGTTCTAGATGAGGACATGAAGGCGAAGCTCCCGCCCGAGTACCGCGATAAATTCCCCAAGGTAATTTTCCTCTCGAACCCGTTAGGACCGTCAAAGCCATTCTTACGAAAGACGTTCGTAAAGGCGCGCCCCAAGTTTTCAATCGAGCAATCAGGCGCTTGGAAATTGCAGTACATCCCGTACCGCGTGGAGGATAACCCGAGCGAGGACGCCACAACCACGCGCCTACGCGTTGCCGACGCCGTTGATGAGGCAACCGCCAAGGCGCTCTTAAATGAGGATTGGGACGCCCAAACCGGTAACTACTTCTCGATGTGGGACAGCGACAAGCATGTGATCAAGGATTTCATTATCCCTGATTTTTGGTTGCGCTTTCGTACCTTTGACTACGGTTCTTATGAACCGTGGGCGTGCTTATGGTGGGCGGTATCCCCCGGCGTTGAAATCCACAAGGGAACGCCGCATGAAACCTACCTACCGCGCGGTTGTCTTGTCTGTTACCGCGAATGGTACGGATGCCGCGCCGAGCATCCGGGCGCGAACCCTAAAGACCTTGAATGCACGAACCTCGCCCCCGAGGGTTGGTCAAACAAAGACATGGCCGAGGGCATTATCGACCGAACCGAGGAGCGGTTTGATCAACAGCCGACATTCACTGATAAATTCCCATTCATCAAGCTAGGCGGCCGCTCGATCGCCAAAGAATTCGAGGACGCCGGTATCAAGCTCACCGAGGGGAACCTTGACCGCACGAACCGAGGCCCGCAAACCGCGTCGAAGCTTAACGGTATAAAGCTCATAGCCGGGTCGGATCAGCACTGGCCCATGATGGTGTTCTTTCAGTCGTGCAAGTACTGCCAAGATTATATTCCGATGGTCGAGCGCCACGAAAACGAGGGGCGCTTATGGGATTACCAAGAGGATGGCGAGCCCACGCACATCGTCGACTGTGTAACCATCGCCGCAATGGCCAATAACGTCGTATACGACGCCCCCACCACAAGCGAAGAAACGATCCGCAGAACTCTAGCGAACCCGAAAAACACCCGGAAATCAGTACGTGACCTTGTACCCGAAATAGGATTTTAACATGCCGAACCCCGCGCTAGACGAGCAAGCCATTAACGACACGATAACGATCGAGGATGTGAAAGCGTTCGTGTCCGACGTGAAAAAGAAACGCGAGGATTTCCTTAACGTCGCCGATCGTTCGTGGTCCGAAATCGAGAAGCGGAACCGAAAAGGAAAGCTCTACGGCGGGAACGATCTAGACCGCCAACGCCGTTGGACCAAGTATCCGCTCTGGTGGTCATGTTGGAAAATCCGTCAACCGCTCGTACTGGCGCGGCTCGCTATCCCGGTGCTGAAAGACACCCAATCGGATAACGACGAATATGGGAACACGGCGTGCATCATAGGCGAGCGCCTCATACGCGGCATCCTAAAGACGTTCGATTGTTTCGCCGAATTCAGCGCCTCGGTTGATGATTACCTAGTAACCAATTTCGGATGGGGTCGGGCGTTCTATCGCCGTACCGAGTGCGTAGAGCCTGAAAAGATCATGCTCCAGGTGGTTCAGCAGGACACGCCGAGTCCGATTGAGCAAATAGATCCAGATCAAAATCTGCTTGATGAAAATCAAGCGCCGAATCAGCCCGCGACGCCTATTTACCTTGCGCCCAACGGCCAAGAAATCCCGAACCCGAAATTCGACGATCTAGGAAATCCCTACGTTGAAACGGGGAAGCAAATCACCGTCGATAATGAAGAGGTATATTTCGAGGCGGGTCTATACTCGAACCTTTACGTCGACCCCGACGCGCGCCGATGGTCCCAAGTCACGCGCCTAGCGTTTGAGTCGCAATACAGCTACCGCGAATTCCTGCAAAAATTCGGTCAAGATTCGCTCTCGAAAATCTCAACCGCCGAGCAAGAGCAGCACCGAACCGGTAAGCCGATCATCGTGTTCGAGTATCACGACAAGCTCTTGAAAGAGTGCCGATGGTTTGCCGAAACATCCGAGTCGTTCTTTCAGCCGCAAGACATGCTTGAAGTGAACGCCTCGGCTCTGTCCGAAGTGGGCGATCCGGTTGATGCTCCGAGCGAGTACGACAATTCCGACCTATACGGGCTAACGGGCTTTTTCCCGTGTGTAGAGCCGCTGATAGCGAACCAAGCAACCAAAAACTTTTGGCCCACGCCGGAATTCTTTCAGATACAAGACATGCTTGACGATCTCCACCAGATCGTAGGCCGCATGTTCCTACTCGGGAAAGCTATCCGCGTGCGCTTTTTCTTCGATAGCTCAATCCCCCAATTGCAGCAGCTCATAGGCGAGACGGGCGAGGGCGGCGGGCTCGGTATCCCCGACCTAGCTAAGACGTTGATGGATAGCCGAGGCGATATGTCGGCGCTCGTCGCCTACTTCCCAGTTAAAGAGCTAATCGAGGGCCTTAAAAACATGTACGAAGCGTTTAATCAGCGCCTAGACATGTTCTACCAAGTCACGGGCCTTTCCGATCTGATTCGCGGTCAAGCAAACCCCGACTCTGATAAGACCTTTGGTGAGCGCCAAATGGAGGGAAAATTCGCGCTTAATCGTATCGAGCCGATGCAGCGGAAAACCCAGGAATGGATGAAGCGGAACTATCAGCTACTCATGGAAATGGCCCTAAAGTGCTTCTCGGATGAGACGCTTGACGAGTACATAACGCCGCAAACCTTGGACGATGAGGACAAGATGCGCTACGTGTCGGCGCTCGATCTCCTCAAGAATAATAAGCGTAGCCGCTTCCGCGTCGATTTCGAGACCGATTCAACGCTATCGATTAACGAAAACTATAAGCGCGCGCAAGCAATCGAGACGGCCAATACCATCACGAAAATGATGGAGTCTGTTGCCAAGACCGCCGAGCAGCAACCCGAGCTTGCAGCGACCGAGCTAAAGATCGCGAAGCACGTAATAGGCGAGCTTACAGACGGAAAGCTATTCATCGATGAAGTACAAGACTCAATCGAGCAAGTGATCGAGAAAGTCTCAGCGCCACAGCAACCGGAATTCAACCCGGATGAGGCGGCGGCACAGTTCAACATGCAAAAGCTCAGTCTTGACGATCGCTTTCGTAATATCGAGCTACAGACCAACACTCAGCTCGAAATGGCGAAGCTTCAATCCGAGGAGCAGCGAGACGCAATCGCCAATCAGCTTGAACAGATCAAGATGCAGATCGATTCGGGCGCGAAGCAATCCGATCTACAGGTCGCGGTCGCCAAGCTTCAAGCCGACATAGCGCAGGGTTGGGAAGCGTTGAACCTCAAGAAAGAGGAAATGTTACAAGTCGCCCAAAAAGAGGGCGGGAAACAAGCGCTCGATGCTTTCAGGGCGCAAATAGAAGCGCGTGTCAGGTCGCAAGAGCTAACCCTAGCCCAAGCCGCGCAAGAGCTAGAAGCGTATCGAATCAAGCTCGAAGCGGGCGATTTCCACGCAAGTCTACAAGAGCGCGTCGCAACCGAGATGCGCCTACAAGACGAACACCAGATGAATAAGCAAGCGCATGCGGTTGATGTTGTCGCGCGCCTTGCCGACGCAATGAAGCCGGAACCGCCCAAGCCCGCGCCCGTGAGCGTGGATAAGTCGACCACGATCCAATTGAAGTTACCCGACAGTAAACCAACCAAACCAAAGAAAGGAAAGAAATGAACCAACCACAACAAGCCGGGGTACAAATCAAAACCCAGGCAATTCTAGCCGCGATTCTTTTCAATCTCGGTAAAACCGAGAAAGTGAAGATCACGCCCGATGACGGAAGCGGAAAGGAAATCGAAGTAGAGTCGGCGATCGTCGGACTCGAAAGTAAGGACGATGCGCTTGTGTGCGTGATTCCAATGGATCGCGTGTACCACTTTGCCACTACGCCCTACGAAGCCGTTACGATGGTTCAAGGCGACATGGTGATCGTGACGTTCGAAAAGCAAAAGCCCGCGTCTCGGATTCTCACAGCAACCGGGCAACCCGTGGCGCATCAATCAGACGCCATTAAGGAATTACTCGCGAGGTTGCATGGGTGAAATCCGCTCGAAAATCCACGAATACGGAAAGCCGAACGAATCGGAATGGCCGCCCAGATTTGGCAAGCGCGGTAGCGGGCGTTCTTATTGGGATGCGGAAAAAAAGTGCATGGTTGAGGGAAACCCACCTCCCAAATACGAGAAGCACGGGCAAGCCCCACTAGCTATCACGCCGTCTATGCCCGCCCAATATCATGAGGGTGTCGGCCGCGTCATCGACGATCGTAACGAGTGGCGCATGGCCGACGAGCAAAGCGGGTGCATCACGTTCGGAAGCCGGGAAGAGGTGAGCCGCACTACGCAAAAAGGTGTGAGTAGCGAGCAAAAAGCCCTGAAGCAAGACCGCAGGAAAGCAAGCCTAGAAGCTACCCGCGCCTACCGTGAGAACCCCAAGGCGGTAAAAGACAAACTACGCCATGAGGGCGAGAAACAAGCCCAAATCGCCAAAAAAGCAGGTTTGAATAAATTGATTAAGGAATCAGTATGACCGACGAACAGACCCCACAAGCTCCAATCGAAGCGCCGATAACGGCACAAGAGCCCGCCGCCCCGGAAACGCCCAAGCTATCGAACCGGGAAGCGTTGCAGCAAGCCATAAGCGAAGTGCGCGAAGCGCCCGAAGCGCCGCGCCGCGAAGCCCCCGCAAGTGAACCAACCACCAAAGCGGAAGTAAAAGACGCGATGGAGGAGCGCGTAGAACCGCCCGCCGAATTCAGCGCCGCAGCTAAAAAGGCATGGCATGACGGCGACGTAAAGACCGTACAAAAGGAATTTCGCCGGATTCAAGACGAGCGAACCAAGGAAGTCACCCGCGCGCAGCGCGCCGAGCGCGAAGCATACGAGAAAGCCAAACCGATGCGCGACTTGGCCGAAAAGGTGCGCTCTTACTTCGCGGCGCGCGGCGACGACGTACCCGATGACGTGAAAATCATCCAAGCCGTGAATCTCGTAAATCAGATGCGCGGAACCGACAAATCAAAACTCAAAGCGGAATTGAAAGCAGCGGGCATTGATATCGACGCCGCGCCGAATGCACAAGCGCCCGATCCGAGTGTGCTTTTAGAGAACCCGGAAATTAAGTCTTTGCTAACTTTCAAAGAGGAACTACTCAAAGAGAGAGAGGAGCAACAATTCGGGCAAGTCAGGAATTTATTCCAAGACTCGTTCGAAAAGTTAAGCGCTCTGAAAAATCGAACGGGCGAGCCTGTTTTCCCTGATTTGTTCAATACGAGCGATGACGGTAAGCGGTTTGCTCAAGAGATCGGATCTCTCACTGCTGACCCCAGATTTCGTGAAGGGGTCGTGCGCCGATTCCCTGATGCCGACCACACGGTGTTAGTACGCGAAGCGTACAAATACCTAGGCGGCAAGGTATCCGGCGACCCGGTGACAGTCTCCCCAGAAAAACAACAAAAGCACGTTGAAAAGTCGAGGCGCGCCGCCGCGTCAACCCCTGGTCGGGTTGTCGTGCGGAACGAGTCCTCAAACCTTGTAGGCAAGCTCTCGAACAGAGCCGCGCTTGCAAGGGCTTTAGAAGAGTCGCGGGAGCACTGAACACATAAGTCTCCCGCTTAAACGGGAGATTTTATGTCATTTTCAGATATCTATTCAACCACATGGGAGTACCGCGAAAAGAAACCGGCCGATGCCGTCGCGGATAATATTCCGCTTCTCTTCAAGATGCGGAGCAATGGCGGCATTAAGGTAGGGGCCTTTGGTCGCTTCATCTCGGAAAACATTCGGCTTGCACAGAATCAGTATGTGCAGCTCATCGATCCCGATGAAGAAATCAACATGGGGTACAATAACGTACTCGGTGATTTTCAGTTTACCCCGAAAATCATCTGCACGCCGGTTCTTATCAATGAACTCGAACAGGCGCAGAATTCCGGCGACGCCGAATTCCTTAACCTCATGGACGAGCGCCAAGAGGTTGCCGACTCGTCAACGTGGAACGTCATGGAAGCGATGCTTCAGGGTGACGGCACGACCTACGGCGGCAAGGCGTTCAGCGGTATTCGGTCATTTATCGCCGATACCACGAACACCGGATCGGTTGGCGGCTTGGCCCGCGCTACCTATTCGGCCATTCGTAACAGCTCGGTGAACTTCGCATCCGTGTTCGGTTCCGCAACCGATTCGAGCAACATCGAAAGCCGACTCCGTTACGCCAAAAACTTGATTGTACGCAACACCGACAAGCCCGATCTGGCGCTTCTCGGTCAAACGTATTTCAACGCTGGCGCTGATTCGTTCAGCGGTAAGCAGCGCGTGACGGTCGACAAGAGCATGTATGAGGCTAACTTTGATAACTACGTTATCGAGGGCATGACCGCCGTACTTGCTGCCGGAAAAATCTTTTCGGGCTTGTCGCACATCGCAGCGGATCGAGGGTACTTGCTCAATACCAAGACCTTCAATCTCAAGATGTACACCGGGTACAACTTCCAACCGCTCAAGAAACGCACGTCGTTCAATCAATTGGTTGACGCGTCGTTACTCCTCGGAATCGGAAATCTCACGATTAACAACCCGGCGCTTAACGCCGTCGTTTTCGATTCATAAGGAGAAATCACATGGCAATGGAAAACCTTACCTCGTCTGACGGAACAACTGCGCAAGCGCAGCCGGGCGAGTATCGCATCATTAAGGGCGTCGGTTATCGATACTTCAAGGCAACCGCCGTAG